TACTTCAATGTTACGGAAACCAGCAGCAATACTAGACCAATTAGAAGTAATCAATATATAACCTTTCTCAGGGTAATAAATGAAATCAATGCCTTCAACCTTCTCAACCCATACAGGAGTAGAACCTAAAGCAGCAGAATTATATTTAATACTAGTAATAGAATTAACTGGAGTGTGCTTTAAGTACAAGTTAAGGTTACCATCAAAGTCAAAGTACTGAGTATAATCCTCAGCCAAAAAACTCTTGTTAGCCAACCCATCAATGTAATCAGAAGTTTGCCCTATCCACTCAGAAACATCATCCAAGGAAGGGATTGTAGTAGAAGCAAACAAGTCAGTTGTTCTTAACTCATGCGCTACAGCAGTATCATTTGTATAATAATTTGTCATTTTACCCTCTATATTAATTTAATCATTGCATAAATTACTGCTGCAATAACAGTTCCTCCCAATCCCAAGATTCCATTCTCAACCCATTTGGCAGAGTACTTAGCATCTAAAGTCTCTTGGAAGTCGATGATTGACTGTAACTTAGCCATTATAGACTCATGGTCTTTAACACCTTGCTCTACATGCATATCCAGTTTAGTTTCTACCTTCATCAATCTCTCACCATCTTTCATTATAACCCGCTCTCCACAAGGATAAGAGATTCTCCCTCGCTCTTAGTAAGTAAATTTGTAATGTCAAAGTAATTAGCCCAAATATAGAACTCTTCACTCTTAACTAAGTCTGGACGACAACCATTAATCATATCACGACCACCAACTGAGATTAAGACTTTTCCTGTATTAACTGAATCATGATATATAACATACTCTTTCCAGTACTTAGTTCTCATTACAGGCTCCCCATCTTCATCAAGAACTATTCTTGTTTTAGAGATTGTAGTAATTACTTCTTCTCCATCTTTTAGGAGTGTAAGCATCAGGAAAGGAAGCAGGTACTTTAAGATTTAAGAAAGCTTTGTCTTCCTCAACGAAACCTATAAAGTCATTAATGATGTCCTCATTATTGTACCAAGCTATTAGTTGCTCGGAGGTACAACCTTCTTTAACTAATTCTGAATCATTTATATTATGTATAATTTTAGCTGTCATTATATTCTATCCTCACTCATACGATATTTTAAAGAGAAAGCATCAACTGTACCAGTGTAATCATAAAATTGACCGAAACCAGGAGTAATCTTAGCGGTTTCACCAAAAGTACTTCTATCTGCATAATGAATAGTAAGGTCGTTAACAACGAAATGAATACTACCACCATTAGGAGGAATACCTATAAACATTTGGAACCATTCATCCTCAACCAAATCAATACCTGTATCATAAACAGTTCTAACATTAGCCTTCTCAGTAACACAATAAACTCTACCTTTACCTTCAGTCGAACCATCAGCAACTATCTCAAAATAAGCACCATCAATAATATGGTTCCATTGAGAGCTATCCGCCCAACCAAAATAGTATTTAACATCAGCAGTCTCCAAAGCGTTCTCGTTAAACTTACAAATACCGTTAATAGTAGTTCTCATCTTAGAAACGTTAAACATATCAGCACCAAGAGAAGTGCTTGTTCTACCGTCAGCAGTTTGTCCTCCCCCTAACCTTTGGTACAATATACCTACGTGAGAACCATCGACATCACCAGAAGAAATAGCAGTGGAACAGCCAGAACCATTAGATTCTCTCCAGTTAAGAAGACCATCATCGCTACCATTAACGAAGTCGTCAGTTAGAGTCTCCTCAAAACGAATGTTAGCCTTGTTCTGTAAATTATTAGCGTAAACTCCTGTTTTATTCAGGATACCTGAAGCTCCCTCTGTAGTAGAAAAGAAAGTAAACATTGTAACACCAAAAGGTTTCTGACTAATCCAATCGTCCCCTTTCTCGTCAATGAAATAGAAAACGTTCTCAACCTCAATAATAACATCCATTATATTCTCGTCATCATAGATTTCCCAAGAAGGAGACTCGCAAGTAATTAAATTAGAGCTCTCATCGAAACTCTTAATTTTTAATCCTGATAAGTTATTATTAGCATAGTTAAAACCGCTCAAATTAATAAAAGACTTACGACCAGCATTAGTTCTTAGAACACTCCAATCAAAGAATCTTTACTACCCCACTTAATAACTCTGCCACCAACCATATCCTGACGGACTTGAAAACGATAAGTTTCCCCGCTACGGATATTAATAGGCATATTAATATTAGTAGTTGGTCTGTTTAAGTAAATATCGAAGAAATTACCATCAGCACCATCAGGTGTAATAATATCCCCGGATACTGTGGATACTACATTATTAGCAAAAGCTACGTCTTTGATACTAGCTTCAGAGAAGTTAGAGTTTACATCGGAAACTAAGTCTCCCATTGTTCCTGTGCTATTTATATTTTCCATGTTTAGTTTCCTCGTTATTTGTATAAACTCACTGCTTCAAAATATGTTGAAGGGTCGTATTTAATTATGTATGATTTTGTGAACCGTAATGCTTTAGCAAGGTTGGCTCCTGTCTGTTGCTTGTTGTACATTAAGCTGTTAAACTTGATTGGACTCTTACTTAACACATCATTAAACCAGTAATGAACATCATTTTTATCAGCTTCCATATCATCATAACCGTAAGTCATAAGTCCATTATATATAGGCATGTCACCAGTCCCACTATTATATGTAACTGTATCATTTATCTTATCATACAATCCATTAGCAGTTGCGGTCTTAGTCCCCATAGTATCGCCTTTTTTAATAGGTACGTACCATCTAACTAACTCATCGTCAGCCCATATTTTAGAGTAATTTAAATTGTAATTTACAAACTTGTTCGCAGTACCACCAAAGTTTCTTGCATATAAATAAACGGTTCTGCTCATAGAGGTTCTAGGAGAACTACCTTTATCTGCTACTTGGATGCCATCAATATAACATATACCATCTTTATCTAGCTTCAATGTGTGTACGGAAGTGTCGGAAGCACCTATGTCTGTAGCCCCATCAGTACCGTAACCAAATCTCCATTTATTTGCTGCAGAAGTACCTATGTAAAAATCTTGAGAATCTCTAAGTCCTATCATAACTATATCTGCTAAAGTTAAAATACTTCCCTGTACTTCAATGCTTAAATTAACATTATCTGTAACTCCTGTATCAATATAATCTCCTACACCATCTGACTCTAAACTCAATGGCACTGCATATAACTCAGGAGCGTCTGGTTGCACAATTAAGTTCTCACTTCCATTGTGTCCTCTAGTAGTACCTTTGTAATAAATCTTATTACCTAAGACATCATAATCCTCATCAGATTCAGAAGAAGGAATATAAACATTTTCAAACTCACTTCCTTCTGCGTAATGCATCTTAGATGTTACACTATCATAATAACCATTCTTCTCAGCTATAGCACCTTCAACAACTGTTCCTTTCACAACAGGGATTAAGTACGCTTTGACATCATCACTAATTGCAGATACGTCCAAGTCTCCTGTTTCCCATTCTGCAATCTCTTGAGTTGTTGGTTCTCTATCTAATATTAATGTTTCAGATATTGTATGAGTACAGAAACCACTATTTCGTTCTCCTAGACCCCATTCACTTGCATAAGTTGTTACAGGATCGTTTGCATTAGTAGATTCGCCTTTATAACTATTATCTACCCATAATTTAAGTCTGTTAGTAGTATCTTTAACATATGTTCCAACTACTGTGTGCCAGCCTCTATCTCCAGTTCCTAAAGTGTAAGTTTTAACAACTGCTGACCCCATATCGTAACGGATATTTATAGCATTACTTGCATCTCTTACTTGCATATACATATAAGGTACTACACAAATAATTTGAGATTTATAAGTATTAGTTGCATCAGCATTCAACTTAAATCTAGTCAGTACTGTTTTAGTATCAGTTGCAGCAAATACTCCAGTTAATTCTGTTTCCAGGTCTACCTTATTAGCAACACCATCGAAAGTGTTACTGGTGTTAAACCCATCTAATAAGTTGTTAGGTCTTTGTTCGTCACTTGTAGTCCATACATCAGTTAAAGTACCGTTAATAGTATATCTTTCACCAGTAACTTTATCATAAACAACTGTTCCAGAACCTTCTCCGAATACATAGTGTCTAACTAAAACATCTGATTGGTACATCTTAACTTCAGAATATTTAAATGCAGCCATCTTGCTTGAGTCAGCAGGTATTGTTACATTAGATAGTATAAAGTTCTTGATAGGTTGGGTAAGTGTTCCAGCTGAATAGTCTATCTCTAGCTCTCCATCTAAGTATAATCCTTGCTTAGTAAATTCGATGTTTATCTTTTCAGAACCAACAACCCTACTGCCAGAGGCTGAAACAGTTCCTAGTCTACCGTGCATAATGCCATTAGATTGCCTTCTCATATAAAAACTTCTACTAGTATCTACAAAGTCTTCTTCTCCAAAAGCATCAAAGTTTTTAGCCGCTGATGTAAAGTTTCCCTCTATGATTATTTTTGTATTTTCATCAGGAATAATTCCTGTATCGATATAGTTATCTGTTCCATTAGTTGTTAATGTACTTGATTTGGTAATCTTAGAATCTAATCTAGCTCTACCATAGTATTGTAATTCATTATCAAATATATCAGTTTGCGATGTAACTGGTACTGCTAAGTTAGCTGTTGTTTCTAATCTTGGAACATATCCTACAGTTAGGTCTCCAGCTCCTTGATTAGTATAAGTTGTACCAGTTAGTTTATCAACCATAACTCCATCAGTTGTTGGAATCATATCCCTAACTAATACATCATCTTTCCATATTTTAGCACTATATACAACTATTCCTGATGCACTAACTCCATCAATACCACCAGCTATCTTAATCGTTTTTGTAGTATTTAATGTTGCAAATGAAGCACTTCCTGTATAAGTAACTCCATCAAATATGAATGAGTCATCACTTGTGTTTAATGTTGCTTTATGGGCTGCCCCTCCACTTATCAGTGTAACTATAGCTCCTGAAGGTGATAGTACAGTAAAGTTTGATATCCCATCCATATAGAACATGCATCTATCAATAAAATCACTAGAGTCATATGTCCCAAAAATTCCATCATTAGACGTAGGTGTGTGTGCCATAAAATCTAATTCTATTATAGTATTTGTATTAGGTGCAATTCCTGTATCAATATAGTCATTAACTCCATCGAATTTCAAACTAGCATTATATCCATTCTCATTCTTAGGACTTTCAACTCCGATATCAGTATCCCAGAAGCTAGTTAGGTCTCCGTTTATAGTACCATGATTATCATTACCTGATTTATCTAGTAGAACAGTTCCTGTCTGTTCTTCAAAATCATACTCCGCTTCTTCCACTCCATCAATGGATATTACAAAGCTAGACATTGGTACACCTGCATAATTAGTTTCAAATCTTGAGCCGATTAAAAAATCACTTGTAGTAACGCCAATATATCCGTGTGTAGAAGTGTGAGTTACGAACAAAACATCATCAATATAAATAGTAAATCTTGAATTTACACCTACAGTATCAGCTACAAATCTTAACTTATATTCTTTAGCTAAGTCATATCCTGCAATAGATTCTGCAGCGTATGTCGCCATGTATGTTCCTGAAGTATATCCAAAGAATCGTAGGTCAGTTCCAGATATGTCTGCACAATAATTAGTATCAGTTCCTGCGGCTGTTCCCTTTGAAAAGAAGGTACCAGTAGATTCGAGTGTAGAGTATAATGTAATATCAAAAACGGTACTTTCGCAGATGTTTCCACAGTTTGTATCGTTATCAGAATCGTTGAATACACCCACACCACCTTTGTGAACAGTTCTTAATTGGTCACCTTTCTTATCTTGTTGGTACCAGTAACCGTCACTACCCTCGTAATTAGTATTAGTGTATTGTATTAAATCAGCAGGAGTTGGTAGTGCACCTTCAAATTGACACCACATATCATTATAATGCCCTAATTCAATACCTAGATCGTATAAGAAATCCATACTAAGAGTGTTGATGCTATCCCCACTACTTGATAGTCCGAACCAATCTAAGTAGTAATTATACTCATCAGTTTCACCTGCACTTGCATTCAGTTCTTCAGCGAAGAATTGGTTCCTATTATCTTGAAAATTTCCCATCGTAATCTACCGTTAATAATATAAGAGTGGTTTTGAAACCTACTCTAATCATAAAATGCACTCTGTAATAATAATATAAAGAAAAAATAAACAGGTAAGAGTTTTAAGTCCTACCTGTCGTTGTTGACAAACTAAGTTTAAGCTGGAACAGCTACGTCATCTAAGATAACGTTTTTAGTTAACTCTTTACATTTCAAGAATTCAAATGCAGACAAGAATCCACCTAAACTATCAGCTCTAGTTTGAGCAATCATAGTGTTGGAATTTTCTTTTCCTACTTTCATCTCGAAGTTACCTGCGTGAGTTAAGTATAGAGCAGTATCAGTATCTGAAGCACCGTTCTTATCCATGTATCTACTTGAGATGATTGGAATTCCTCTGTAAGTTGCTACAGTGAATCCACCCTCAATGTTTAGAGTACCAGTGAATCTTTGTTGTGCTTGTAGTTTAGAGTTGATTTCATCAGCTCTTTCGTATGATACGATAAACATACCAGGCATACCTTTAACTTTTCTCTGTGCAGTAATCATAGCATCTAAGTCACTGATTGCAAAAGCACCAGTAGCTTTATCTACAACAGTAGCGTCCATGTAAGTTTTACCGGAAGCACGAGTTACACCGTAAACAGTGGAAGTATCTCCAATAGTTACGAATGAGTTAATGATTTGTTTTAAACCAATAAATCCATCAGCGTCACCGTATGCACCAGCATCAGTACCTGAAACGATTTGTTTCTCTTCCTGGTCTACTTGGATAGCGACAGCGTTGTTTAACTCATCAGCTACAGCATCATAATAACTAGCAGAAGCTAATTTCATGTAATTCTCTACTTCCCAGTCAGTTCTCACAGACTTAACAGCAGCGAATAACTGTTTCTTTGCACCTTGAGCAGGAGTGTTAGTGTTAGAGCCACCTTCAGAAGTTGAGTATCCCCAGCTAGTTGAAGTGTTGTCACTAGTTCTTACGTTCCAGATTTCAGTTGAAGTTCCTTTTAAAGCCACCCTAGGGATCATGTTTCTTAATTCAGAAAACTTAGGGGAAGCATCAGCAATGATTTTGTTCATCTTTGCTTCGATTTCCACAGCGCCATAGACTGGTTCAACGCCACCAACATTACTTGTTGCGTTTAATGCAGATCTTAGACTTGCTAATTCTTTTTCCATTTTTTATTTTACCTTCCTAATCCCAGGGGACTAGTATGATTGTCATATTTGATTAGATTTTGTCCTTCAAAGCTAATAGTTCACCAAAGCCTAGTCCTTCTAACGGGTCTTTACCTTCGGATGCTAATTTCTTTGCTTGTTCAGCGAAAGGGTTATCAGTCTTAGCTACAATATCTTCTTTCTCTTTAGCTAACTGTTCACCAATACTAATTGCTTCTTTAGCAACACCCTCAGCTTTCTCAGCTCTAGCGTTAGCTTCTTGAAGTTTAGTTTCGTATTCAGATTTCAAATCTTCTTTCTCTTTGGACATTAAGGCATCGTTATCAGCCTTTTCTTTTTGTTTAGCTTCAAGGGTTGCAGTTACTTTAGCAGCTACCTGGTCCACATCAACAAAACTTGCTCCTTCTTTAACAGGAACTGGTTCTTTTACAATTGGTTCTTCGTTTGTCATTTTAATATTACCTTCTTGAATGGACTGTTGTGCAGCCCTTGTGAATGTTTCCAATACTCTCGTATCGCTATGTGATGGTCTATCTACGAAGTCAAGTCCTAATACGTTAACATCGTTAATGAATAGTTTATCATCACTCATGAATGATTCTACACCGTTGAATACTAAGCTAACTCCACCTAGGAGTCCACCTTCTACCATATCCCATGTAGCATCTAAATAATCAGCCTGTTCCTTACCTAGTAGTTTAAGAGCATCGTTCTCAACAATCTCTGCTTCAATTACGTTATCATCAACGAACTTAGCATCAATCACTTTACCGATAGGGAAATCCCTGTTACCCAGGTTACCTAGTAACCTTTCTAACGTTTCCTTATTCTCTTTACTAGCAGTCTTCAACTGTTCTTGTAAATATATCTGTAGGTTGTCATCAATAGCGTTCTTATGTAATGCGTTAGTCTTAACACCATTACTTTTTAACTGTGTGATGATACGTTCTCTTGCACTTCTAGTGAAGATAGATTTGAAACTATCAATACCGTTAGCAATAGCCCTAACCTTAGCATGTCTTAATCCGTTCTTACGTGATGTTCTCATCTCTGATAACACTACACTATAATTATTATTCATTTCTTAGCCCCCCTGAAAACTCTTGTTAATGCAGCTCTTAGCTTACTGTCTGTTTCAGCCTGTTTAGCTTTACCAGCATCACTACGACCAGTCTCATCAAGATTGTACTTACCTTCAGTAACTCCTTTACCGCTACCCTGTCTAGATTCGTAATCATCCATACTAGTAGTGTTCTCAACTTCAAACTTAGCATCTATCGGTACGTTAATACCATTATCATATAAGTATTTAGTGATTATATTGTCACCATAACCCATGTCTCTAAGCTTCTTCGCTTGGTCAATAACATCAGTTTGTGACTTGATACTAGGAGGTTTCATTCTAAACTCAACTTTAATGTTAGCCTTCTTAAGGATTATGAACGCTAGTTTAACAATGTCTCTCTGTAATCTTGTTAGATGACCAGTGAAAGCGTTAGCTTCAAACTCTCCAACACCTCTGTTACTGTCTCCAGTGATACCTACATAGATACCTGGTACTTTAGTTACAGTAAGGATTTCTTGTCTTAAGTAATTTAATATGTCTACAATATCACGCTTGAAATCATACATACCAGTGTTCTTTACATCTAAAGGACCGATACTTAATAGTTTCTTGCTAGGGTCTTTATCACAAGCCCTGATTGCAGATAATAAGCCCTGTGTTTGTTCTGGGCTAATGTTATTGTCAGTAGAATAAATTGTTTGTGGTTTGAAGTTTTTGAATACAGTCTCTAAGAAATAATGTCCATACTCTCTTGCTGTCAGACTCCTGATAGCAGGTTCTAATGGAAAATAACTTCTCTTCTTACTACCTAGCACCTTAAGTGGTAGGAATGCAACCTCATCAGGGTTCCATTTAGCTACAGGCACACCTACATCTAAATCACCAGTTGGTGAAATGTTCCAGGGTCTCTGTTTATACTTAGTGATTTCTCCATGAACATCATAATCAATGAACATCTCAGTAGTCTCTAAGTTATGAATCTCCAACTCACCATCATCTCCATGCTTAACTTCAATGAAGCTGTCACCATAGATGTGTTGTGTCTTAACATGAGTTTCAGCGATAGTATAGAAATCTAATTTAGCAAATAACTTCTCTGCCTTCTCAACAGCAGATTTGGAACCTATGAAGTAACCACCATTACGTACAGCCTCTTCACCAACAGTGTCGATAGCCCCTGCAACAATAGCGTCTTTCTTATAAATATCTAGAAATGCATCCAGTGTACCTTGGCTAGGATTAGGTGCGTATTTAGGACCTAAACTAGTAATAGTATCATAATAGTCTTTAACAAAACCACTTGATGCTCTTAGTTCTTTAGTTTTAGAAGTTGTCATAGTTAACTATAGTCTTTATATTGCTAAGGGTTTTGTTTATAAAGGTTTCTATTATTCCTCAATAGGAGGCTGTATTTCATGGTTTTTCCTGTATACGATATCTCCCTTCCTCCAGTCTGAACCCCATGGTGCATTCATCTCTGGTAGGTTCTCCAGGTCGTCAAGTATCTGTCTGGTGTACCTGTAGTCCTGTATCATATCAAGATAGTACCACCAACAATATAGTATCTCCTCCCTAGATTTAGGTTTATGGAGATTACCGTTATGTGGTTTCTTATAGCTTGGTATGGTCAAAGCATAAGGGTGGTTAACCCCTTGATTTGATTTCTTCGTTTGACAGTTTGTCAATATCAACACCCTCTTTAATCAATTCAATACTGATAGTTTCAATATTGATAAGTTCATTGTTAGTGTTGATTCTTTTATGACCTTCAGCTATACTGTCTGAATAGGTTTTGATTTTAGCACTACGCATAAACTTACCAAACTCAATCTCTCTCTCAAACTGAAACTCACCTTCAGGTTTGATAAACTTAGAATCGTCAAGACTAGTGTATAGTTCCAGTTCCAACTCTTGGTTCTCAACAGCTCTAACTAAATCATCGTTCTTAGTTTGAATGTCCTTCAAGTTCTCTTCCCTGATTCTAACCTTGTAGTTAATCTCAGCTTCAGCCTGCACCTTACTTTTACTTACCATCTTTATTGGACTCCGTACACAACTAATAGTTTAGCCACATACTCTTCATCAGTGGATACAGACATACGAATGTTCTTTAGTCTTTTAGTACCCAGCTCTACATTACCATCATACTTAGTTTTGATAATAGCCACTTCCTGGTCTGATAGAGTAGGTTTAGATTCCTTAACTACTACTTCTTCTTCTTCTTTAACAGGTTCTACTACCTTCGCTACTTTCTTTTTTACAGTTGTTGTTTTCTTTTTTGCCATTTTAATTATTACCTAGATAGCGAAGGAGGTACTATTAAACGTACCTTCCATCTCTTCCCTTAATATTTGTTCTTCAATACTTACTTGTTTACTCAACTCATTATACTCATCATTACCACTCTCATCTCCACCTATTATGTGTACCTCGTATTTCTGACTAGTATCTAGTAATGGGTATACGCTAAGCATCCAACTATCAATCAAATCATCAGTGGCACCCTTCATAGGTTTCATGTCCTGATTATAACTGTTAAATTCCTTCTTCAATTGTTTATCTTCATAAGTCAATAACAACTGGTTACTAAGTTTATCTCTGAACCTATCCATATAATCCCCCTTACTTGTTTTAGTGAATGCGAAAGGAACTAGGTTTATACCCCAACACTTAGCCTTCATCTCTTCATATAGTCTATATGATGCAGGGCAGTCATCGAAGGTTAATTGTTTAACAGTAAATTTGGAAAGTATCACATTTTCAATATCTGATAATATATCCTTATCTTCATTCAAACCATACCTATAACAACATATCCTTCTTGATACTCCATCCTTATCAGGAAGCGTACATACGGTGAGTACTGTGTGTGACTTAGACTTACCTCCTAAGTCTAATCCCACCCATACGGGTATCTTGCTAGTTACCACTTGTTTGATGGTAGGTTCAAAAGACAGCTCCACTCTTTTCATATCGAAGAACAGGCTTGATGATGATGTGAAGTCACAATAGTATTCTCTGTTCACTGAGTTTAATTGTCCTTTTTTAATCTTTGGGTCCACATACTTCTTAATAACGTGATTGTAATATTCAATATCATCCAGCTTTATACAGTCCAGATCGAACATATATCTCTCCCTATCATTATGCTCATATTCTTCATCAGGATCTATTTGAATATAAAATTCACCATCTTTATTATTAGGAGTTGATACACCTATATTACTTGTAGATAATGGGCCACAAGCAGGTTCTGCTACAGAAGTGATGATATAATCGTCTATATATGCCTTCTCATCAAATACAAATCCTGTGTATGTGCTCCCTCTAATCTTATCTGTAGGAGGTACTGATTTAATATAACTCTGACTGATAGACCCACTCAAACCTTTCTTGAATGATATACGGTACACAGTAGTCTTCTTCCAATCTATTTTGTCACTGAAATGTTTCTTACCGAATAAGGGTTTACCTGACTTGTCAACGTATGTATCTGCCATGTAATCATCACCTTGCCAAATCCATTCCTTAATCTCACCGTTAATCATTGTGGACTGGTCTTCTGTTGCACTAGTAACGCCTTCCACAGTAGATTTACCTTTATTCTTAACTGTTTGTTTATCGTACCAACCCACGTTATACCAGCATCTCCACAATAGAATTGGAGATACTACCATTTTAGT